TCTTGATACGCGCCTCTGGCGTCTGACCATCCTGACCAATAACCCATGCCGTGGAACGAATGTCCAGTGGGATACGGAACAGCTCGGCCTGACCCAGTTTGCGAACCCGATAGACCTTGCGAGCAAAGCCTTCATAATCAAGGATTGCCTTGATCGGAAGAGCCAGCTCCTGACCTACCAGACGGAACCCCTCATCATCACCGAGAGCTGCGGCGAGAATGTCGCGACGCGCTTCTTTCGAGAGCTTCTCTGTGGGGGAATTGGGGTTGTAGGTGGAAAGAACGTCGGCGTTCTTCTTCGTCACGTTGTTCAACAGATGGTAGGTCTGGGTCAGCGCATCTTTCCTATCGATAGCGTTGACTTCGCCTTTCTTATTGAACATGCGACGATTGGTGCCCGCTGACTTACCACGCTCAAAGCGTTGTGGGTTGAACGTGCCCTTTTCATCAAAGAGCTTCTCATCCCGACGCGCCGAAAAACGATCCCGTGGACGAACAGCAACACGACGCTGCGATGCAGCGCGACGTGCCGAACCAGCCTTGACGGGGCGCTTCTTCTCAGAAATTCTGCGATATGGATTTGACATTGTAAATCCTCCCCTTAGCTGGTGGTGCCGCCGATGTAGCGTAGACCAAGGAATGGGTCGGCAGCAGTTGGAATCTGCACGACATTCCCGATAAACGAACCGGCTGCGTTAGTTGTCACGTAACCACTGAGGTTGTTACCACTCGTACCAGCGTACAACTTAGCGTTCACCGTGAAGGTTAGGCTGGGGTCATACTGCGTGGTGAAGATGATACAATCCCCACGAGCTACTGTAACAAGACCGTCCTGAATAGTAACATCATTCAGGCTCTGCCAGAAGTTGTAACCCTCGAACTTACGTTCCGCTTCCGTTACCTGATACAGATAGTTAACGTAGACGTAACCACCGTCAGGAATTGTGGAACCACCAGTACGGGTAATCGTACCGTTGACGTAGTTGACCGTGTAGTCGCTACCGCCGCCTTCGGTATATGCCGCACCAGTAAGCGCCGCTGCTACACGCACACCACCGCTTGCGCCAGGCACAAACAGGTTAGCGTGAGCCAAGGTTGTTGCAGCCACACCGTTGAGCTGGATATACTCACCGACGATAGATGCATACTCCGTGGTAGCCTTGGTATACAGGGTAAACCCGAGCGGATACGTACCAGTACAAGCCTGGACCTTCTGTGAACTCGAAAGTTCAACAAGCTGTCCAGCCCTGAACGTGGCTGCGTCTTCGGCAACCCAGTTACCAAGAGCTTCCTTGATTACTGAGCGATTCCGGTCAATGCCGATTGAACGGCTCGAAACCCGGAAAGCGCTCCATGCTGCTGTAGCCATTGGAAACTCCTTTGCTTAGTTAAGCTCCTACCCCGGCTGAACCATTCAACCGGAGCTTGTAAAACTATTTCTTTACCCCAGCCCGATGATACTGATCCAACGTTCTACCAACTTTGGTAGACGCATGTACCATCTCACGAACTGAGTTATGCTTTGGTGCTTCGGAAACACCCTTGATCTCAAAATTCATATTACCCGCAGCGGCAGCTCTGCGTAGACGATTATCGGGTCTAGCAGACGCCTTCTTCTCACTATCTACAGCCATCATTTTCGGTGAGCGATCTTTGGTGTCACCTTCGGCATCCTTGAGATACTCATCTGACTTCTCCATCAAATCAGTAGCCTTGCTCAAAAGGTGCCGAACAAAGTTATCATGACTCTCACTGGCAATAAGCTCAATTACTTCTACTGCCGTACCAGCATCCATTGGATTGAAATAATCACCGTTGCTGAGTGCCACGTCATCTGCTGTCAAAACATCAAATGCTGCTTCCTTAAAAGGATTGCGATAATCGTTAATAAGCATTCTGGCAGAAGCAATCCGGATGCAACGATTAAGCTTATCCACAAACTGCTCATTGGCTTTCTTGGCCATCTTCTCAGCGCGGGCCTTGTACAGCTTACTATAGTTGGCCTGAAGTTCTCTGTAATCTGTATCAGCACCGTCCATAGTCTCTGGATCTGGCGTTTCGTGATCCTCCATAGTATCGGTGTCAGACTCATCCGTCACATCAGAGGCCGGCTTTTCCGGCTGATCACGAGTTTCAGTATCGCCACCCTCTAACACGTCTGATCTACGCCTACGCGCAAGAACCATCTCCCCTGTATCGGGCTTCTCACGAGTGTCAGTATCATTATCCTTCAGTGGGTTAGTCTCCTCCGACTCATTCCCCTTCTGTGTATCAGTGTCGTCTCCCTCAGTCACACCCTTGGACACGGGAGAAACTTCATGGTCATACGCAAGAAGAATATCATCATCAACATCTGCAACCAACAGACGAGCACCACAGCGACTTGCAGCTTTCTTAACTCCCTCATATAGAATAGCAGCTCGAACCTTGTTCACAGCCTTTCTGAGAGCATCTGGGTCGCTCTTGACAGCATCATTGGGTACTGCGTGAAACAGGGGACCACGATCTGCATGGAGAGCAATGATATTCTTGCTCTTGGTCAAAGCTACTTTAATCTTCCTTGCCTTTACCATGCTATCGTTCTCCTCTAGGCCCATCTCTTCCTTTGATGGCTCTTTGAACTTATCTCTCTTGTCTTTCTGGAGATCTTTAATAGATGGAATGTCTTTTTTCTTATCATCAACCTTCTTGTCATCTTTCTTCATATCTGGCATAAGCTTTTTCTTCGGAGAATCCTCATCCAGATCTTTTTCCAAATCCTTAACCTGAGCCATAATCTCTTTCTTAGCCTTATCGAATTCGTCTTCCTTCTTTTCTGGTTTCTTCTCTTTACTAAAATCTGGCTTGCCTTTATCCTCGCCCTTATCACCAAGAGACTCGTGAACTTCCTCATCTTTTTTCACGAGATCCTCTAAGTCATCTTCAACATCCTCAAGCTTATCCATCTCTTTCTTCTCAGTTTTTTCCTCTTTATCCTCATTCTCTTCATCCTCTAAAGCAATCTCTTTTTCCAGAAGACCTTCTTCTTCCATAAAATCCACAATCTTTGTATACGCATCATCTGGATCAGCATCTTGCAAACCAGACAAAAGCTTGTCAAAACCCTCTGGGGCCTTTGCAGCCATCTTGTTCTGGACAGAACGCCTAATCAGCTCCTGAGTCTCTGACTCAATACGATTGCGCTCGTCACTAGAGAGCTTAACCTTGCCCTGATTATGTAGCTGCGCCACAGTTTCAAAAAGCTTGATTTTGTTTGGTGAAGCCATCATTTCTCCCTAGCTTGAGAGGATTTTGTTTAGGATTGCTGCCAACTCATCATCAACAGCCTTCGGGTTATTCGCCACGTAAGAAGCGATAAGCGAAAGATTTGGATTATGGTCACCAACAGAAATCAGTCCGTCCTGCACAACTGCGGTCTTGTCTGCCGGTTCGTCAACACAACTCAACTCTGCGAAGATAACATCATTACAAATCTCAAATGCTTTACGACGCTGACCACCAACATCATACAATCTTCCAGAATGCTTGGCGCGAACATGCTCACAAAAATCCCATGTGGTAGTAGCCACTTTTCCGCAAATATTACATGTAGTTGAGGAAACATCACATCCCATGGAAAACTTATCTACACTAGCGTTCTTATATGCTTGTGCAAGCGCCGGATCTTTCGACATATCCATTGCAATCAAACACTCTACAAACTCTTCTTTGTCAGGCTCATTTCCAATAGAAGATCTTACTGCGTCTCGATAAAGATCAGAAGCGTCATTCAAATCGTTATATGAGCTATCAACCACAACACCCCGAGACACACGAGAATCAGCAGCATTATGATTTACAAAGTGGGGCTTGAAATTGAATGTGGAATATACACGAGAACCTAGCGAGGCATTAAATCTCTTCAGCTCACCATCACCGAAGAAATCAAGATTATCATTTGGAACATTTGCGGTGACAGCCCTAGCAGGAATCAAGAGATAATCATTAGGATCACGACTGATTACATATGTATCGGCAACGGTGTCTAGAATCTCTTCTAGATCAAGAGCCTTACCCCCATCCATGTACACAGATGCAAGACGCTTCCCCGCTGCCTTTTTCCAGGCACCTTTCGAGGAAACACCAAGAATCTCCGCTATCGCTGTCTTTTTGAAGGGCATTATTGTGTATAATTCTCCCGTTAAATTTCTTTTCAAGTATAAATTGAAATTGTTAGGGATTCTAAAGAGACGGGCTAAATAAATTTAAGAATCCTAACAAATTTGAAAGATAATACAACGTATGAAGATAAAAAACACAACAAACTTCTCGGATAGATACATCTCTCTGATGGTTGGATGGATATGCAGGGAGCTAAGATTCAGAAAAAGTAAAATCAAAAAAGTGACGTGTAGGAATACTTGTATCAACCTATCCGGATTAGCAGATATAGAGAATTACGAGATAATACTAAGAATTGGTCCAGAACACTTGTACCCAGCCAAGTTTGAAGAAGGTCTATTTCTAACAGATAGGTACGAGGGAATGATCTTTGTGGCGTCTCACGAGATACGTCACTTAGACCAGAAAGGAATAAGATATATTGAAAAAGATGCTAATGAAAAAGCAGAAGAGATACTAGATAAATTCATAGCTGACAAAGAAGAATTAATGAGTAAATGGTCAAG